TCGGCTCAGGAATATTCCCCGGGGGAAGAAGGGACCCCGAGTGATAGAAGGGGATCGTGTCATTCGGGCTCATGACTCCCGTGACGCAGATCTGCGAGAATATGTACCTCGCGATGTAGCCTGGCGTCCCGGTGATGATCCATTTGGGCTTGGCCGTCAGGTCATCGAGCGCCGGCATCGCAACCCGGTGATCAAGAAGGTCCTCGATCGACTTCCCGGAGACGTTGAGCTTCTTCACGCCATCAGCCGCAAGCTCGTCAGACACCGTGTCGATCGTCATGACCCGATACGAGCCCTTCATCCCTATCCTGGTGCCGGTCTGCAAGAGGCTCTTACTGTCGTGATTGGAGTTGATCACGATCTCGAAGTCGCCTCTGGCGGCGTACCGCTCGGTCCAGATAAAGGACTCATATCCCTCGATAACCCGGAATCGCTGGAGATTGTCGTCAAGGGTGTACCACTCCATCGGCATCAGTACCCTCCGTACTTCACGGTGTACGTGAGGGTGTACGGAGACGGAGCCCCGCCATAGAACGCACGGAAGAGGTTAGGACCCCGCATCAGGCTGACCCAGTCCGACGTCTGGTCCAGGAAATACAAGATGGAGAACTCCAGCCCGTTCCTGGTCAGGGTGATCTTCTTTGACCCGGGGTTGGTGTCGATCGTGAGAAGGTCGTTTGCCAGCATGTTCCCGGTGACACGGACCAGGTTGACGACCTGATCGGGCCGGGTGTTGTACAGCCGCACCTCGCTCGTGTCAGCAGGGAGGACCATCTCGAAGTGGACGCCTGTTTCCGAGGTTCCTGGATAGTCGATCGTCACCGTATCGCTGACGCTTGTCGTCGTTCCGTTCAGGACGGTTTCGGACGGCGCATAGAGATCGGGATCCATGCAGATCAGCGAAATATCGACCTCAGGATCGGTAGTGAACATGTTGTTCTCGACGCTCTCAACTATCGCGATCGTCTTGGCAAATATCGCCAGATCAACCCAGAGAGAGAACGTCACGAACCCCTTTGTCATGAGGTAGTCGTAGAGGTTCTTCCTGAGTCCGGCTACGGTGTTCGTCACGTAGTCGCACTCAAGACCGATCTTCATCGTGATGTTCCTGGGCTCCCGGCGGGCGTTCTGGAACAAAGCCCCGTCCATCTGAGCCATGATCGAGGACGACATGGACGCCTTGACCGGATCAAGACCCTGAACCTCTTTCACGACATAGCCCTGAGAGGCGTCCGTCAGCGGGAGAAAGAGAGTGCCACTCGGGTTCTGAACCGTCACCATGGTAAGCATAACGGCAGCGCTCCCTTCGCCTGTGATAGCTGATTCTTAGTCTGCCGGTATATCTCCGCACTTGACAGGGCCACTGGCGAAGTATTGTTCTGCGTAAAGTTCAGGACAGTTCCGCCAGGCATTGCCACGGCAACTCCCTCTACCGGAGGAGATGGCGTAGTTGCGGAAACGGCTCCTGCGGCGGCGGTCGTGGTAACAGGAATTACACCGGCAGCAGCCATCGTAGCCAGGTCGTCGAAGCCCTTCTTGGCCCCGGTCAGGTCGATCACCGGAGTAATCGTCGGCTGAATATCCACCATCTCCGACGCTAGCTCCACACTCGTCTTCAGAGTATCGATAAGGATCTGCCCGGTGTCTTCTGCGGTCTTTATGAGATCCGAGTGAAGACTGATCATGCCGAACATGAGTCCTTCCATGATGCCAATACCCATCGCGTAGGTGTAGTGCGAAGGCGAGAAGAACTTGATTGCCTTGCCCAGGGCACTGATGACCGAGGCGCCGATACTTGCCGCCTTACCAATCACGGCTCCTGCCTTGCTGGCCAGTCCGCCGGTCATGCCGTCGATGATCGCACCCGCAAGGTTGAAGCCCGCGGACCGCATGGCTCCGGAGGATCCGCGTATCTGACTCGCCAAGGTGTTGACGAAGTTGATGATCATGCGGATAGCGGCGCCCGAAACCCTGCTTGCCTGAGCGCCCACGGCGGTGATGAAGGCCACCACGATGTTCACGCCGGCCTGGACAATCCTCGGAACGTTCCTTGCAATTCCGTTGAGGAAGGCGACGATGATATCGGTGCCCTTCTGCACGAACCTCGGCATGTTCGAGGCAATCGCGTTGAGAAGTGCCATGACAAGGCGGATCATGACGTTCACGATTCTTGGCGTATTCGTCACGATCAGGTTGAGGAACGTCGTCAGGATCGTCTGGACAGCCTTGCCGATGAGCGGGATTACCTTGATAACCGCCTTGAGCAAGGACGTCAGGATGGTCGTGAAGGCGTCCGTTATCGCAGCCCCGGACTTGCCTATGGCCACCGCGAACTGGACTATCCCTTCGCCGATCTTCTTCATCGCGAACGGGATGAGGTTCAGGATCGAAGTCACGAATGCTACGATCGCTGCTCCGGAAACCGTCACTGCCACGCCGATGGCGGTAAGGCCTGTCCCGATGAAGAGGATCCCGGCGCCGAGTGCCATCAGCCCGACACCGAACAGCGCTATGGCTGCCGATAGGCCGAGCAAGATGGGCACCACCGGGCCGAGGAGAAGCCCTGCCGCGGCAAATATGAGGAAGACGCCGGCAAGAGCCGCAAACCCCTTGAGGATGGTCCCCCAGCTCAGCGAGCCGAGCGTTATGAGGACCGGAGTCAGGACCGCCAGAGCGGCAGATATGACAAGCAAGGCCGCGGCCCCGGGTAGAGCTCCTGCCATCGCGATCATGGCGGCCGCCAGAATAAGCAGCGAGCCGGCCAGGACGACCATGGACTTGCCTATCTCGCCCCAGGACATCTTCCCCATGGATTGCAAGGCTTTGCCCAGGATCGTAAGGGCAACGGATACGATCAGAAGCCCGGCAGCCGAGGCAAGCATGGTTTGCGGCATCAGGTTCATCGCCAGGGCAATGATGATCAAGCCGCCCGCCACCGCGAGGAGTGCCTTGCCTATCTGCGCTAGCGACATGCTCCCAAGGATCTTCAGAGCGCCAGATATCACGTTGAGCGCTACACCCAGAGCGATCATCGCTACCGCGGTGCCGATAAGCTGCACCCCGCCGAACTTGTTGAATCCGGCCATGAGCGCCAGGAGAATCGCTATGGTGACGACTCCCTTGGCCAGGGCGCTTACGTCCATGTGCCCGAGAATCGCTACAGCGCCGGCCATGAGGTTCAGCGCCAGGGCCATGATGACCATCGCTGCCGCCGCGGCGACGAGTCCCTTGGCATCCTTGGCCATGAGGCGTGTGGCCCCCACAAGAATGCCAAGCATCACCGCTATCGCGCCGATACCCTTGGCTAGCTGGATCAGGTTGAACTGTGCCAGGATAGCCACAGCGCCTGCGAGAATCAGGATCGCGGTGGACATGAGAATAAGACTTGCGGCGACCGCGCCTACCTTGAAGACCCCGATTCCCGTCGAGATCTTGCTCAGGATGTTCATCGCGAGCAGCAACTGGCCGAACATGATGCCTATGGCGGTAAGCGACTTGGTCAGGCGGCCGGCGTCGACGAACGACAAGGCCACGACCGATGCCGCCAGGATGCCTACGGCAATAGCGATCTTCTCCAGGGTGCCGGCCTTGATGCGATCCTGCATGTTCTGCAAGGTATCCGTCAAGGCGCTGAAGACGCCCTTGATCTTGTCGATCAGCCCCAGGCCCGCGCCGCCCTTGCCGAGATTCTTGATGAAGTTCCGGACCGCCAGCAGAATCCCGCCGAGAAGGCCCTGGTTGATGACGTTCGCTACATTCTGGATATCTCCCGAACGTAGAGCGTTGACGATCGCGCCGGCGAGTCCCTTGAATACGCCGATGACCTTGTCGACGAACGGGCCGAGAGAACCAATCGCACGGCCGACAGCAGAGACAAAGGAATCGAATCCGTGGACTACAGAACCCAATATCTTTACTGGTGCTGCTAGAACAGTCCCGAGGCCCCTGAAGAACTTTCCGATGGCGTCGCCGTTCTCAAGGACGTGGCGGAAACCAGTGACTAGACTCGCGACTTTGGCCACGAGCCCTAGAACGCCACCGCCGGCCCCGGTTGCAGCACTGGCTACTCTACCGAAGACACTGAATACGCCCTTGATAATGTCGATACCGATCTTGAGTGCATCGAAGAGGCCTCGGAAGATCGTTTTGATGTTGTTGATCGTTGTCGCGCTGATCTTGATGCTCTTGACGAAGTTCTCGAACGCCTTCGACATATCGACAAGGCGTTGAGCGGTCATCGGCGGGAATACTTCCCGGAAAGCCTGGCCGATAGGCTTGAGAACCTGTCCTAGAAGCTTTATGCCGGCGGTAAGCCCGTTTATGACTGCTTGCCTGCCGCCGAGCTCGTTCCACTTCTGGAGAAGAGTACCAAGATGTGTGATCGGAGCTATGAAGACTTTGGAGAGACCGGCCGCCACGCTCGTAAGAAGCTGAGTCGCCTGGGGCAGGTTACCTATCACTGCTTCCCAGACATGGGACCACGCCGTGGCGGTGCCGTCCGCCATGGTCTCCATCAGCTGGGTAACGGTCCTGACCTGGGTAGCAGCGCCGACAGCGGCCTTAGCCTGTGCCTGGATCGACTTGATCTGCTTCTCTGAATAACCCAGGGACCTAAGCTGCTGATCGCTCAGATCGCCGGTGAACTTGGCAAGCGTCTCCGTCATGATGTCGGACGTCAGCCAGCCCTCTTGCAGAGAGTCCCTGAAGCTGCCGTTCTTCTTGATCATGTCGTCTACGGCGACACCGTGCACCCTGGCGGTCTGTATCAGGGAGTTCTGGAAGACCTTGCCGCCCATGCCGGCGTTGACAACGGAGTTCCAGTCAATCAGCCTGACGGTTCCGGTCGCAATCGCCTGCGACATCTGGTACATCGCGCCAGCGGCCTGCTGAGCACTGGAACCAGACAAGGCGGCGATGTTGGACAGACCCTTGATCGAGGAGACCGAGTCCTTGATGTTGACACCGGCCGCGGTAAACAGGCCGATGTTCTTGGTCATGTCCGCAAAACGGAAGATCGTCTTGTCGGCATACGTGTTAAGCTCAGCCAATGCCGCCGAAACGTTCTTGAGGTTCGATCCCTGCTGGCCCTGGGTGTTGGCCAGGATCGTCTGAATGGCATTGAGCTTGGTGCTGTACGTATCCAAGCCCGCAAGAATGGGTGCGATCGTGAGAGACTTGAGAAGCCGTCCGCCGGCCGCTACAGCGGCTCCGCCGATCCGCAACAGGGCGCCGGTAGCGATGGCTCCCATGGCGGTGAACTTGGACGAGATCTTGTCGACGCCATCAGCGACATGCGACAGGTCGATCTTCTTGCCGGCGGCGCTGACGTCGTCAAGAGCCTTGCTCGTGCCCTTAAGACCGGCAAGCGATTGCTTGAGCTTATCGAGAGCGGATATGACCGAGGCAACGCCAGTGAGGAATGTCGCGCCCTTGAAGGTCATCTGGACAACGCGCTCGTCGATGCTAGCCACTGGTCACCACCCTCCAAACATCATCAGCGATCTTTTGGAATACAGCCCTCATGGCTGGGTTGATGTAGTCTCGTCCTTGAACGTAGCCTCCGGTGCCGGTACCGTGACCGTACTGAAGACCGACAGCGACGTTGAATCCTCTGTTGATATGGGAGTTAGTCCAGGTAATCTTGGCGCCACTGAGACTCTGGATGACCGTTGAACCCCACGAGGCAGCTGTGAGACCCGTGTCAACTGGAGTGGCTGCTGAGAGAGCTGAAACTCCCATTTTTGCCCCGGCGGATATCGGCCTGTACATCTCTCCGCGTGCCATCCGCTTGAGCCATCGATCCGTCCTGTCGGTGGAGCCACTCGTACTGATCTCGATCATGAGGCTCCTTAAGGCGAGATCTTCCTCATCCGAAGGATGGATGTGCCTACGCTTGACGTCTGTCCCGAGGTTGAGGAGCCCCACCTGAACGCGAAGTTTCCTCCGGTAGCGCCGGTGATCAGGAATCCGCCGCACTTGAGCCCCGGAGTTGCAATGCCGGCCGACTGAGTTGGCGCCTGCCACGTGTAGGTGTAAACACCTTGCCCGGTACCTGCCAGGTTGTAGGTGTCACAGTGAAAGCCGGTGACGCCGGCAGGAACCGTCCAGCCCTGGACCAGCGCGACCGCACCGCCGTAAGAGCAGTCGAAGGAGAAGTCATAAGTACTGTTTGGATCCAGGGTGACCTTGATATCGGGATCATCGATTATCGTCGTGGCGGTACGGCTCGTTGTGGCCGTTTTGATCACCGTCTGGAGGATATGCGGATCGGTGATGAGATCGGCCGCCAGCTGCGCGATGGTCCTATTCGCCCAGGCGCCGGCCTTCCGCTGGATGACATCGTTGTTCGCCGGCGTGAGATTCTCGATGGTGTTGATATCGCTACCGAGATCAGCCAAAACCTGGGCCATTGTGCGGTTGACCCAGACACCAGACTTGCGCTGGATGAGGTCGTCGTTGGCGGGAGTAAGACCCCCGATGGCGACAAGGTCCGGATCCTGGACCCCGCTGCCGATGTTGATATCAGTGCCGCCCTTGGTCGTGAGGAGGATGGCACCGCTCGAATCGACATGTCCTCCCGCGACCAAAGTGTCCGTGAGAGCGTCGACGCCGGCAGCGGTCATTGCTACAACTGTGGACATGAAGGCTCCTACACCATTGTGGAACTTACCTGGAAAAGGTCGTCCGGAAGAAGGAAAACCGTGTCCGCGGTAAGCTGGAACGTATCTGGGCCGACCATCGAGACGTTGGCGTCCGGTCCCGTAACCGTGAAAGTTCCGTCCCCGTTATCCGTGACCGTGAAGTTCGTGTGGGACTCGAAGATGTCGTAAATATCGTCTATCTCGGGAAGAGACGGGTCGTTCACGTCATCGCCGTAGATCAGGGCCTCAAGGTCATCGATGGCGGCAGGTGGAGCATCGTCGACCATTATCACGAGGTGTGACGAAGGTTTCCCCCCGGAGATTTTTACCGGTTGGGTAGTGAAGGCCCATTCGAAAGCCATGGGATGCGGATTTTCATCCATCGTCTTGTAGTCGTTCTTGGGCGACACGGCCAGGGCGTTGTAGACGATATGAAGCTCTCTGTTCGTCCTGAAGCAGAAATTGAACGGCTGCTTCGGCTGGCCGGTAAGTACGCCCACGATGCCAAGACACGGCTCAAGCTCATCAGGATAAGTGAACGCGGATATGGTCCCCGAGAACGCTGTCGTGACGTTCCGCGTCAAATATCGCATGCCGTCGAAGTACCTTGGGTCTTGAGTCTGCCCGGCTCCCTCGGTAACCGAGATAAGCCCATTCCAGGCAACCCCCGGGGCATTTTCGGTGTACAGGACACCCTGGCTGACTCCTGAGTCGTAAAACCGCTGTAGCGGGTCGTCCCAAGTAATCCTCATGATCCCACCAACGTCATGAGCTCGTCCACCGTTGGGAAACGAGGATCGGTAGTGCTGGTTCCGTAGAGAATATCCTCGACGGACGCTAGATCTGCCGGATCGACCTTGAGCGAGTTGACGACGAAATGCGAAGCCGGCTTAACCGAAGGAACATCTTCCGGAGTCGTGAAGATCGTCCAGGAGCGAGTCTTCAGAGGATGCCTGTCAGTCATTGTCTCGTGGGTGAAATCCGCAACGGTCGCTGTCACGTTGTAGACCATATGAAGCTTGTAACCCACGGAGTAACTCTCCCAGTTACGCCCTATCGACGTCCGGTAAGAGAGGGAGAAAGCATCGCGGTGCTGATCACAGACATAGAGGCCTGCGGAAATCCTCATACGGCCTGCGCAGGAAGCAAACTCCGGTGGACTCGAGAAAGCCTCAATCGTTGCCGAATACTCCTCGAACGACGGGAGGTTCATGTACTTTTCCCCGTCGATGTAAAACTCCCTGGTGGTACCGCCGCCGGTAGGAACTTCAGAGACGCCTACGAGACCGTTCCATACGACTCCTGCCATCGGCGGAACGTAAAGCATTCCCCTGTCTACTCCGGTCTCGAACCACCGGGTGCTCATCTCGTCCCATTGCACTTTCGGCACGCTTCACCTCCGTCAGCCGGTCGTTCCGAGTTGTTGACGGCGCAAAGCGTTCAGTTCACGCTGTTGTGCTGCGGCGTCTGCACTAGGCATCTTCTTCGCTGGAGTGTTCTTGAGGTTGCAGACTCTGATCAGGGTCAAGAGCCGGTTCAGATGCCAGTACTGGCACTCGAAAGGAATGTTCAACGAGATCATCCAGTAGTAGATTAGCTCTGCTGTGATGATCTCCCTTCGGGGTCTTGGAGCATCCCTCTCATTGAACCAGGTTGCCGTCATCTTGGCGTTTATATACTCGTTGATTTCGTTGAGTTCCAGGTTCCCCAGCCGCGAAATGACGTTGTCTGGAGGAGGATCGCCGAGAATCATCATGCGGATGTAATCCAGGATGTCCTCGTGAGACAGCGGCTTAGGGCCCAGGAACGGGACTTCGTGTTTAGACTCCCATTTTGACAGGGAGACCAGAGAGTGCTCCAGAGTGAGGGTTACTGCCTCAGCGACTGCGAATTCGCTGGTCCCCTCGTCGTACTCTTCTGATAGCGGGACCATAATCTGAAGCACTCTCTAGCCCCTTTCTGTCGGGGCCCTCCTATGGCCCGAACATGGCTATGACGTCGTCCGGCAACGGGAGCTTGGGCGCGGCGGTGGCACCGTAGAGCAGGTCCTCGAGAGTCTTCATCTTCGCGGGGAGCTCCTTGGTGGAATCCGCCACGATCAGGCTCGTCGGCGCCATGTCCGTGACGGCGACCGGCGTGCTCGTGACGTCCCAGGAGAACGAGAGAGCCTCCGGGGAGTCGTTGATCGTTGCGTAGGCCTTCTCCGAGGGGGAAGCGAGAAGGCCGTACACCAGGTGGATCTTGTAGCCGAGACCGGAGTCGACGTCGCTGCCGACCTTGGTCCGGTAGGAGAGCCCGAAGACAGCTCTGGGCTGCTGGCTGATGTTGACGCCAGCCCCGACCGTCACGGTGCCGTCGCACGCGCCGAACTCGTCGGGATAGGTGAAGGCCTCGATCGTGCCGCCGAAGGTCTCCGCCGACAGCAGGTTGAGGTACTTGATGTTGTCTGCGTAGGCCGGGTTCGGTTCGGCGCCGGCAGGCGTCTCGGTAACGGTGGTCAGACCGTTCCAGGCGAAGCCGGTGTCGTACTCACCTGTTGCCTTGTTCAGCAGGTAGAGAACGCCGTGATCTACGCCCTGCTCGTAAAGGCGCTTACCGGTGTCATCCCACACGAGGGGGGTGGTCATGCCTACTCCTCCTAGAAGTAAACGTCGAAGATGTCATGGTTCAGATTGTCCGCCGTGAAGTGACGAACGAAGGTCGACATAGCGAGATCGCCGACCAGATCTGGGATGAGGCTGTCAGGATTAGGATCAATCACCGTCACCTGATACCGGCGCGTCTGAGTATAGACCGCGTTGTCAGCATACTGAACCGCTCGGTAATCCCGGTTGTAGACGATCGCTGGATAGCTCATCCGGACGTTCGTCGGAGGCTGGAAATATACACTACTATCTCCAAGAACTCCTTCGAGAACGTCTTGAAACTCAAGCCGTGTTCCCATTCCAGAGTGCTCCGATCGTCATGATGAGCCTTGGACGCTGAACTTCCACTGTGGTGATCGTCCAGTTAGACCCATTCCAGCCGACATACCTCATCTTTGAGAAATTATCGTAGGCGTACGCATCGGCCACGATGCTGAATCTGTTCTCGACGGTGACATCTTGGTTCAGCGTCGCGGGAACCGCGGACGATGGTTCCAGACGTCTCGCCTGTCTCAGAACATCCCCGTAATACTCTCTCTCGGTGATGACCTCGGACCAGACGCCTGGAACAGTCTCCGTGTCGGTGGCGTAGCCTACGGTTCCGTGGAACCGCATCTACGAACCTCAGCTGGCGGGACGCTGGAACGTCCAGTTGTTGGACGCGTTGTCGGCGAAGGAGTAGCCGGAGGCGGCCTTGGCCCGGATGTGGATCGACGCGCCGGCAGCGATCGCGGTCTGAGCACCCGCGGTCAGAGGCGCGCTCTCGACGCCGGTCTGGTCGTTGACGGACACGTAGGTCACGTTGGCCATGGTCGGGATGGTCACGACACCGGTGGCCTTGACGAAGGTCGGAGCCGTCGGCGAGCCGAGCATGGTGGCGGTGGTGAGACCGACCACGATAGCGGACTTGTACTGCACGAGAGCGCCGGAAAGACGCGTCTCGTAGAGGTACTTGAACTGGTTGTAGTCGATGTCGAAGTCATCGAAGAAGGTGACCTCGCCGCCGCGGTCCGTGCCGACGGAGTAGTCCTGCAGGTTGACGATGATTCCGATCAACGTGTCCTTCATCGACTCGAGAACGTCGACCATGACGATCCCGCCGACGCCCATGGCGTCAGCCAGCTCTGCGACGGAGCTGTGCAGCCGGCGGCCCAGCGTGTCCTTGGTCAGGAGCATCTTGGTGACCCAGGATCGGGCCGTGTAGAGCGTCGGAACACCGGTGCCTTGGAAGTACTGCATCCCGGACATGATGCCGTCGACGATCTCCTCGTTGTTGCTGGAGGCGTCGGACAGGTTGATGTTCACGCGGGTGACGAACATGTCGGCGTCGGTGAGGATCGGCCGGATGTTGTTCTCGTTGATCTTGTCGGGGTCCGCCACGTCGCGGCCGTCGCCGACGAGGATCGCGCGGGCGATCTCCTCGTCCAGCATGACCCGCATCTCGGTCTTCATCCAGTCGACGACCGAGAACTCGGTGATGTCGAGGATGTCGTCGCGGTCGAGCTTCTGCTTCTTGTAGACGGTCTTCGGCGTGGTGGTCCTCGTCGTGATACCGAAGAACTCCTCGCGCTTCAGGGCGCCCTTGACGTAACCCCGGGCACGGGCCTCGTCCATCGTGATGTCCGCGAACCGGCTCTTGATCCTGGAGAACGGGGTGTGGTGCGTGTTGCCGAGAACGTTGGCGACCCACGCCTGGCGGCGGGAGATCCACGCCGGAGTGGCGTCGACGGCCGTCGCGTCGGGGAACAGGAGATCGATGTTCTGGATCCCGTGTGCGATGGCGTAGGACTCGACCGCGTCCTTGAGCGAGCCGCGCTTGCGGGCATCCTCGAAGATGCCCTGCACGTCGGCGTGTGAGAGAACCGGCCCGGCGGGTGCGTTGCCGCCGCTCTGGTCGAAAACGTTGCGGTGGGTCACTTGCGGGTCGCCCTTCGGATCGGTGGGGTTTGGGCCGGACGGGTCGGACTGGCTCATGGCCGCACCGATGAGGGCGTAGACGACTTCCCTCTGCTGCTCGGTGAAGCCGGCGATGACATCGGCGACGGTCGGGTTGGCATCGGAAGCCTGAGCGACCGACGGCGGCGGCATCAGGGCCGGAAGACCGGCAACCGCGTGGGCCAGAGCCGGCTTGGGCGGAAGGGAAGGGGCCGGAACCGGCGGCGAAAGCTCGACGAACTGAATCGTCGCCTCGCTGTAGATGATCGCCTCATCCGCCAGCGGGGTGATGCCGTCGCCGTGCGCGAGGTTGACGTTGTCGATGTACGCGCCGGGGTTGGCTCCCGACAAGACCAGGGACACCTCACGGATGACTCCGTGGACGACCTCCATCGCCTGCTGGATGAGCTGGTTGGCGTAGATCGACAGCATCTTGATGTCGCCGTGCTTGACGAGCGCCTTGGCCTGCGTGGCGGGCACGGTGTCGTTGAAGTAACCCTCGGCACGAACACCGTCGCCGATGCTGTGCAGAACGACGTGACCCAGAACGTTCTCAGGCGAGTCGTGCAGGTGCTGCCACACGAGCGGAACGGTGGTATTGTCGTTCCCCTTGAAGGCGTGATGCTTGATGGTCCGGCCGTCAGTGCACCTGATGCCGGTCCTCGTGCAGTACCCGGTGAAGTCAGGTTCCATTTTGACTGTTTGCTCCTCGTGGTATCGACGGGACGTGCGGCATCAATGGCAATGCTTGAGATGGCACTCTTCCGATCGGCTTCGACACTGGAGCCTGCTGGGGGATGTTCTTGTTCTGGAGTTTGTCAGCGTTAGGGTCGCTGGATGGCTTGAAGCCGATGATGCTGCGGACTTCGTTGGACGAAAGGATCTCGTTCCTGGTGAGTTTGTCGGCGATCTCCGCAAGTACCGATACTGGGACGAGCTTAAACGGATCACGGAGATAGATGACGGCCTGACCCTGCGTCCTTGCTGTTCTGGTCAGGAACGTTCTGGTCATGGCTTCGGTCATGGCAGTGAGGATCGGTTCGACGGAGCGATTGTAGTAGTTGATCATCGCCGCTTCGTCAGCCGTGCCGTTCATCACTTCTTCAGTTAGGCCGAGTTGACTGTAAAGCATCTTCGTCAGGTACTCAACCTGGCCCATCAGGTTGTTCTCAGCAGGCCGATTCAGCTGAGTGATTCTCTCGGAACCATCCGTGTAGGCGATTCCGTACTGCGAGCCCTTCAGCTGGAACTCGATCTCCCTCAACCGCTTCTGAGCTTCAGCGCGCCTCGTTTCAGTCTTGATGACATAAGGCAGCTGAATGATGATGTCCAGCTTCCCGGAAGCGCTCTGCTCGTCCACGGTGTCGAGAAGTGAAAGCTTCCTGAGAAGACGCTGAAGCGTTGAGTTCGGCTCGTTCATGACCGAGTAGAGAGGATTCTCGACAATCGCGACCATCTCTTTCGGGACGGTTACGTCTTCCGGAATCCCCCTGTTCTGGTTGTAGGCCCGAACCGTGACATGCTTCGGATACCACTGAACGACCTTGCCTATCCGCATGGTCGAGATGTCGTATCCGCCGGTTACCAGCGGGTTGAGCGTCGTGTCGACCGGAAGAATGGCGGCTACGCCCTGGTCAAACAGCGTCTGCGCCAGATCCTGGCGAAACATCGTCGCCGCCTGGTCGAGGTTCGCCTCGATGGTCAGGCAGTTGTTCAGGCCGCTATCGATCTCTTCCTGGTACTGGCCGTTCTCATCCAGCCGCACATGAAGAACCGGGACAGCAGCGGTGTCGATCGCGAGTCTGGTGTAGACCGAGGAGACGATCGTTCGCTCGTTCGTGTACAAATATCGAGGACGGTCTGAACGCCAGGAATATGCCGGCCCAAGATCCACTGACGAAACACGAGAGTCGCGAGTCTGCTCCTCAGAAAAGAACACGTTCCAGGCATGCCTGAGGCGGTCCATGCGTTTGCCCAATGCCAACCCTCCTTCCCTAGTCGAAGGAATCCTTGTTGAGCTTAAACGCCACGAAAGCGTCCATCATCGCAGCGACGTTGTCAATCTTCTCCTCATAACGCTTCTTGAGGAGCTTTCTGTTGCCGTTCGTGTCTTCAACCGTGATCGCATTGCCCATCGCGAAAGACATGAGCAGTTGATCAAAAACCAGCATCCGCTCTTCGGAAAGCGTCTTAAGCTCCCCGAGGGGCACCGATTCAGTCCGGGCGCCCTGTATGACTTTCTCGATCCCGAACGGACCGTTCTCCTGCTCCCAACGGGTTACGAACTCCTTTGCGTTATAGGGGTCGTAACCGAACGAGCGAACTTCATACTCGTTTGCCAGGATAAAACGCTCCAGGTCGTCGTAGACCTCCATCATGTCGAGGATCGCGCCCTCGAGAACGTGCAAACTGCCTTCTTCGATGAACTCGTCGTACTTGGCGCGCATTGCGCCAGGCAGCTTCATCATCGTGAGACTGGAAATATAGCTTCTCGTTTTCACTCCGAACGTCCCGTTTGGAAGCGGGAAGAGGAAGGTGAAAGCCGTGAAGTCGTCTCCCTGAGAGAGGTCAGCGCCCATGGAGCAAGGCATCCGCCAGAACTCGTGCCGCCGATGGGGGAGGGTCTCTTCGTAGGTGAAGAAGTAGGTGTATCCCTCCATCGGGATCCCGAACCGCTTGGCCAAAATATCGTTACGAGTGGAAGGAGCTTTCTCCATTCGCTCGACATCTAGCTGATAAGTCTCGTAACTGACAGTCTTTCCGAGGTTGGGATTGGCCTTCGGCCACATCGCCGGGTTAGCAACCTCTTCCAGCTCGTCAAGCTTGTAATGCCAGATAGAGACGTGCGGGTTCGGGTAATCGCCCCTGAGGATGTCCTGGAGCTCCATTTTGATCGTGTCGCCACTGCCATTCCGAACAGTGCCTTCGGAGCTCGTTGCCACGATGATGTAGTCAGGAAGCTTCGACGCTCCCTGCTCAAGAGCACCGATGACGTCCTCACGAACGTCCGTGGAAAGCCACTCGTCAATGGTCGAGACCTTAGGCCGCAAGCCTTGCAATTTGGCCACGGACATAGGCCTGACCTCAAGGAGCGATCCCGTGAGGAAGTTCTCGATGCCTTTCTTGGTAGAAGCGAGTTTAACACGAAGAGCTCTCGATCCTGTCGTGTTCTGAAGAGAGCCTTCCGTGAGGAACTGAAACAGCGGTCCCCTCGCCCTGGTGATAGCCGTCCGGAACGGCGACATCACCTCTTCCGCCTGCTTCATCGTCGGAGCAGTGGTGACCTGATGAGTCGTAGAAACGTCGACGTTCAGGAAGTAGCTCTGAATGCACTCCGCGTACATCGATTTTGCCGCACCGCGAGCCACGATCAGATACTGCTTATTGCGCAGCCGCTTCTTGATGACCTTGCGGACGTAACTTCCGCCGTGGCCGTCCGGTTTCGGAACGTAGACGCTTCTCTCGACGAAGTAGAACCACGCGAGCAGGGATTCTGCCCAGAGCTTGAACGTGTCGAGAAGATGGAAGTCGCTTCCATCAGTTAGCGTCAGCTCATTCTCGCAGTACTTGATGAACCCCTCGATCGCATCGCTGTCGTAGTAGAAGTTCGGGTCCTCGATGAGCATGTCGATGCGGTTCATCTCCATAGAGATTTCCAGGTTGACCGGAATCTCGCCACGGAGAACGGCGGCACGGAACTCGCCGTAATATCTCGGCGTAGCCGTGTTCGAAAGACTCATGTTGACCTCTTCTTAACGACAGAAGATATGCTCGCTACGTCTCTTCGGCGGGAAGCTGCGGTATGAGGTCCGCCCTGGCCTCGTCGAGCAGCCTGCCGATCCGCGTCAGGTAATCCTGAGCGTGCACGTCGATCCCGAGCGTGGGGACTCCTCCCTGCTCCCGGAGTTCAGCGACCTGCTCCGATGCGCCGTCCATCCACTTGAGGGCGGCGATGCCGAATGCCATCGGATTCGGTTCGTCGGTCGTCGTGGCCTTCTTCTGAGCCGGCATGAGTTCTCCTTACCTTGTACGTTGGTTGTTCCTTCTTACGTCACATCCAGCCTCGCGTAAGGATCCACTCCGTCCAATCGGACGGCTGACATCCTCTGTCACCGGGCGGATGCTTCGCTTTCGATCTGCCGTAGGCGTACGCCGCCGCACTGCTGCAGACCACCTGTCCGGCAACCTCGTCGTGCTTCCACTTGGAATCCCAGCCGGGAAGGCGCATACCCAGGTTAGTAAAAGCGTCGGCGACGATGGATTCCCAGTCGTAGGCGGTACCGAGCATCTTTTCCATCGCCACGGCGATCAAGTACCGCTGCTCTTCGGTAAGCGGCTGATCGGCGTTGCTGTGGGTCCACTTGCTGTCCAGGTAACCCTTAGCGTCCGCCCACCCGACGCCGCCAGGCTTGCCCTCGATCACCCACAGAGTGCCTTCTGCGTCTCGGTGATGGACGACCGCGACGTGATTGCCAAGGTT